TTACATATATTTAAATTCGACTTCCCAAGGGTCATTATTTATACTTACTATTTCCTTGCTATTATGCATTTTTAAAACTTCTTTCTTTTGTATTGATACCATTTTGATACCTTTTTATTCAAATATACGCATTGCTTGTTGTTTCTTGTCTGTATAAAGATGTGAGTATGTCTGTATCGTTTCGGTAATATTAGAGTGTCTCATTAATTCCATCAACACATACATATCTACACCGTTATTTATTAAGTAAGATGCGTAAGAATGTCTTAAATGATGAATACGAAGATTTGGAAAGGCTTTTTTAAAATGACCTGAAAAAGTAATATATATCATCGGCTCATATCCGCCGAATATAAAATAATTTTCAGTGAAATATTTATAGTTTTTGGAATCTTGATCATACATATCATTTAACATTTTTCTGATATGTTTTGGTATAGGAATAATTCCTTTAGAACTTTCTTTTTTTAAATTTGTTTCAATAGTTTTTTTGCTTAAATTTAATTTTTTGTTTATATTTAATTCACCTTTTTCAAAGTCATAATCTTTCCATTGCAACGCTAAAGCTTCGCCAATTCTAAGACCTGAATAGAATAACAGTTTTGTTAAATTACGTGAAGTCTCATTCGTTATTTTTTCAACTTTTTCATCAAACTCTTCACGTGTAATGAATTTCGCTTGTGGTTTTGTACGAGGAATTGGCGTAACGGGCAGTGTGGGGTCATATAAAAGCTTATAATACTTTTTGGCATAATTTATCACTGCTTTAAATCCCGCCCACACAGAGCGTGCATAATCGACTGAGAGTCCTGAATCATTGATAAGATAATTTCTAAAAGTTGTACATTGTGTTGTGGTTATTTTACCAATAGGTGTATTACCGAACTTCGCCTTTATGTGGGTATTGTATTCAGTTGTCCGTTTTTCTATTGAGCGAGTTGATAAATTTTCATTTTTTAATCGATCATAAAATATAGTTTCGAATGGTTGATTATCAGAATAACCAAACTTAATATTTTGAATGAATTCACTTTCAGCAAATTTAGCGTCTTTTTTTCTTTCAAAACCACGTTTCATTTTACGTTTGCTATTGCCATATACATCTTTATATCTGGTAGAAAAATACCATTTTCCTGTATTTTCATCTTTATATACTGGCATTTTCTTTCATTCCTCCTCAAAAAAGGTAAAAAATAATAAGGGTACTAAGTACCCATTAAATTATTTAGTTGTTGCGTCTATATAAGTATCTCCATTAGAATCAGTTTTTTGCGTACCTACTGGTACATCACTTTTACCAAATGCAGACGGGTGACCGCCAGAATTTTCCTGAGGTACTTTCTCCATTTGAGACTCATTATGAGTAGTTGTTTTTGTTCTGTTCCATTCTTCAATTTCTGATTGGGTCATATAACCATTATTATTTCGTGTTTGTTGGTCGTTATTAGCTTGTTGTTGATTGTTATTTTGTTGTGTTGCTTGTTTGCCTTGAGTACGTTCATTATTGCCATTATCACTTTGAGCTTTAGCGTTATCATTTTTAGATGTACTTTCAGATTCGTTATCTGTTGTACTGTTAGAAATGCTCGCGCTAGTTACATCTTCTTCTGAAGAATAATTAACAGTTTTTAATTTGGATAAATCGTATTGTTTATTTCCTAAATCTTTACCGCCTGCACCTTGAGAAAAGTGCAATGTAACTTTGTTGTCATTTTTAAGCTCATAAGTAGCTAAACCTTTTGCAGTCTTATCTTTTTTTATAGTATCTTCATTATGTTCAAGCCATTCTTTGTATTTTCCACCACTAACAATTGTTGTGCCAGTATCTAAATTACTATCAGTACTATCTTCATCTTGTTTAACTTCTACACCTGCAGACCATACATTACCTGGCGTGATTTCTTCTTTATTTGTTTTGTTTTTTACTTCGTATTTAAAAGCAATTTCTTTATTACCAGTATCTTTGTTTTTAACGATAAAAGCGTCTTTAATATATAATACGGCTTGATCTAAAACTAACGTATCATTTTTAAATTGCGGTTTACTTTCATCAACCGATTTGCTTTTGTTGCTACCATTGTTACTACATGCTCCTAATACCAATAAACTTGCAAATATTAAAAACAAAACCTTTTTCATTCTACATTTCTCCTTTGTTTGTATGTAATTTATATTAAAGTATCGATAGGGCACTACTAATCAAAAGTTTGGTAATTATAGATAACTTTACCTATAACTTCTATTTCATCAATTGAATCTAAATCGTAAGAATTAGTTTTGAATTCATCTGAATAACTAACTGGGTCTAAATGTAATTTAGTTTCAGTGCGTCTAACACGCTTTACTGTATATTCTCCACCTAATCGTAAGACTAGAATATCATTACTATTCAATTTGTAATCTTGATTAATTCTATAGTCATGCACGATTATGTATGAGCCGTTAGCAAGTATTTTATTCATACTATCTCCATTAACTTGCAACGCAATACATTCGCTAGGTTTACGACCATTGAAAACAAAAGATGGTGTTTTAAGTGATTGGTTGTCAACTGCCATTTCTTCAAAATTTCCAGCAGAAACTTTACCATAATAAGGGACATCAATTTCGCTATCAAATTCTGGTACTGTTGATTCTTCTATTTCTCCTAACAGATATCCTTTTGAAACATGGAACAAACTAGATATTTTTTCAATCATTCCCATTCTAGGTTCGTTTTTACCATTCTCCCACATTCTAATAGTACCTTCGGAAACATCTAATTTTTTAGCCATTTCAACTTTTGACAATCTATTATTTAATCTAATTTCTTTGATGGAATTTTTGAAAGCCATTTTAATTACCTTCCTTATATATGATGTTTTGACACTTATTATTATACTATGAAAAATCGTAATTGCAACAATTAAAATACGATTTACAAAAATAAAATTATGTATTTCCTAAAATAAATTACGAAAAACACTTGCAATCGTATTTTTAATTCGATATACTCTAATCAGAACTTAACGAGGAGGTCAAAAAATGAATCACATCAAACAAAACCTAAAGTTAGATGAATGGCGAAAAAGAAAAGGATATACTCAATCATCTTTTGCTCAAAAATTGGGTATTTCGCCATCAACTTATAACATTTGGGAAAACAACCCTGAAATTATCAAACCTAAAGACGCATTTAAAATTGCGAGAACTTTAGAGATCTCTATTGATGAGATTATTTTTTTAAAAGATAAATCGTATTTTAAATACGTTTTAGTCGAAGAAAAAGAACGCCAAACGACTTAAAGGAGGAAATGGAATGCAAGATTTACAAGTGTTTAATTTTGAAGAATTACCAGTAAGAATTTTAACAGTAAACGATGAACCGTATTTTGTAGGCAAAGACGTCGCAGACATATTAGGTTACAAAAGAACAGCAGACGCAATCAGAGAACATGTCGATGTTGAAGATAAAGGGGTCGGTAAAATACAGACACCTGGAGGAATGCAAAATGTAACCATCATAAATGAATCTGGATTATATAGTTTAATCTTCTCATCAAAATTAGAAAGTGCTAAACAATTTAAACGTTGGGTAACATCAGAAGTTTTACCAACATTAAGAAAAACTGGCACTTATCAAGTACCAAGCGATCCAATGCAAGCACTAAAACTAATGTTTGAGGCAACCGAGCAAACTAAAGAAGAAGTGGCAAGCGTAAAAGCTGATGTGATTGATTTAAAAGAAAATCAAAAACTTGATGCTGGAGATTACAACTTATTAAGCAGAACAGTCAATCAAAGAGTTGCTCATATTCAAAAATTGCATGCTATTACAAATAGAAAGCAACGCAGTGAATTGTTTAGAGATATTAATTCAGAAGTTAAGAAGATGACAGGAGCAAGTTCTAGAACAAACGTAAGACAAAAGTATTTTGATGACGTTATCTCAATGGTAGCTAACTGGTTCCCATCACAAGCTACTTTGTACAAAATCAAACAATTAGAAATGGAATTTGAAAACGAAGTTTAAGGAGTGATAACCATGATTAAAAATCATTTAGACGCAAAAGAGTTATCTCAGATTTTACCTATTTCAAAATCAACTGCGTCAAAAATCATTAGAGAACTAAACGAGCAACTCGAATCAGAAGGTTACATCGCAATAAGAGGAAAGATACCTATTCAATTGGTACAAGAGAAATTTCCTCACGTAGATTTTTCGCAAGAAACATTAAAGGAATTGGAGGTAACACGATGAATAAATCGTTCTTAATTTCATTGCTATCGTGGATAATCTTATCGCTATTCTTTACATTCGCAGGTATACACTTTATCACTGCGGTTGGAAGTGCAGCATTAATAAGTTTAATAGCGCTTGTATTCTTCGAATACGTCTACTTCGACAACGAAAAAAAGACTGAATGCTAACGGCAATTAGCAAACAGTCTAAACAAACATTTACGAAATATAACTGATTTAACTATACGAAATATAACGGAGGTAGTCAACTATGAGTAACACAGAAGACCGATTATTAGAATTGCTTAAAATCGCATGGCAGAACGAATGCCGTCTTAAATCAAAACTAGCTGAACGTGACGATGAATTAGAACGCCAACGACGAATTATGCAATCAGAAATCAATATGTATAAAGAACAAAAAGAAATGTACAAAAAAGCATTCAAAATCTTAAAAGGAGAGTGTTAGATCAATGAGTAACTTATTCGATTTAAAAAACGATTACAAACAAGTTTACGACTTAATTGCAGAACAAGAAGACGAACAGATTTTAAAGGATACGTTAGATAGTATTAACGACGCTTTAGAAGATAAGGCAGACGGATATGTAGCAGTCATTAAATCGTTAGAGGGAGATAATTCAGCTATTGATGAAGAGATTAAACGTTTAAGACAACGTAAAACTTCTAATCAAAACGGTATCAAGCGATTAAAAGAAACACTACAAGAGGTTATGGAAGAAACTGGTAAAGAGAAATTTAAAACAGCATTAAATAGCTACAGTATTGCTAATAATCCACCTAGTCTTGATGTTCAAGATGATAGCTTAATTCCTAAAGAATACTGGGTATCTCAATCTCCTACATTGAACAAGAAAGATTTGTTGAAAGACATCAAAGCAGGTACCGAAATAAAAGGCGTAGAACTTAAACAAACTAGAAGTTTGAGGGTGAGATAGATGACTGAACAACTTAATTTATATCAAAAAATAGCTGATGTTAAAGCAAATATTGATGGCTTTACCAAAGACACTAAAGGTTACAACTATTCATATGTGAGCGGATCGCAAGTACTTCACAGAATCAGAAACAAAATGATTGAACACAACTTGTTATTGGTGCCTTACACAGAGCATGAAGAAGTCACTGAAACTAAAAATGCAAAAGGTAAGCCGGAACACATCGTTAAATTAAAACTCACATATAAATGGATTAATGCAGATAAACCTCAAGAAATACTTGAAGTACCATTCTTTGCAATAGGACAACAAGATGATGTGTCTAAAGCACATGGAACAGCATTAACATACGCAGAACGTTATTTCTTAATGAAATTCTTCAACATCCCAACAGACGAAGATGACGCAGACGCAAAACAAAAACAAGACAAGTATTCAACGTCAAATACACAATTACAGGACTATCTAAGAAAAGAAGCTAATGACTTTATAGCGATTGCTAAAGAAAGTGGATTAGTAGACAAGTATCAAGAACAAATTAATAAATTGGAAAAAATGGATGTGTCTGAACTCAACAAACAACAAATCAATGTGACTAGACAACAAATTAAAAAATGGCTTGGAGGAATCGAATAATGAACACAGTAAATCTAATCGGAAATATAGTAGCTAATCCAGAACTAAAAGGTCAAAACAGTAATGTGGTTAATTTCAGAATTGCAGTCCAACGACAATTTAAGAATAAACAAACGAATGAATATGAAACAGACTTCATCAATTGTGTTGCGTTTGGTAAGACTGCAGAAATTATCGCTAATAACTTTACAAAAGGTAATAAAATCGGCGTTACTGGTTCTATTCAAACTGGCAGTTATGAAAACAAACAAGGTCAGAAAGTATTTACTACAGATGTTGCAGTTAACAATGTGACTTTCGTTGAACGTAAGAATAATAATCAATCTAACAACCAACCACAACAGCAAAGCGGAAAAGCTCAAAGTGCTAATAATCCATTTAATAATGACAACAACGTAAATATAGATGATGACGATTTACCATTCTGATTGGACTGATTAAATGGCTTTAATCAAAAATTACATCACTGAAGATGATGGCACAACAACCGTCGTCATCTCTGGTGTTGAATTAGGAAACAAAGAAACTCTACTACTCGACAACGGTTTAGAAGTAGAAGTCGATGTGCAAGTCGTAGACCCTTTTAAAATCACTGACAAGCAACGAAGAAAGATATTTGCACTCTGTAACGATATAGAAGCTCACACAGGGCAACCTCGAGATTATATGAGGTATTTGTTCATGGATTACGTTTGTGTTCTGTACGGCTACGACAAAGGCATTTCATTAAGTGATTGCACAAGACAGCAAGCTAGCCAAATTATAGAAGTGACTTTGGATTGGATATTTTATAACGATATACCACTTAGCTATAAGACAAGTGACTTACTAAAAAACGATAAATCTTACCTTTATTGGTCGACTGTGAATAGACATTGTGTTATATGCCAAAAACCACACGCAGAACTTGCACATTATCACGCAGTTGGTCGAGGGCGTAACAGACGCAAGATTAATCATATAGGCAATCAAGTATTAGCACTATGCCCTAATCATCATAGAGAACAGCATCAAATAGGCATGGACAGTTTCAACGAGAAATACAAATTACATGACAGTTGGGTTGATGTAGACGAGAGGCTCAACCGAATGTTGAAAGGAGAAACGAATGGCAGAAGTATCATGGATTAAATTAAAAGTCGGAATGTTCGACGATAGCAAAATCAAGTATATAGAAGCATTACCAGAAAGAGACACGATCATTACACTGTGGGTCAAGTTATTAACATTAGCTGGTAAGTACAACGAACAAGGTTACATCATGTTGTCTGAAACCTTACCTTATAACGAAGAAATGTTAGCTAATGAGTTTAACAGACCACTTAACTCAATCAGATTAGCGCTACAAACATTTGAAAAATTAGGAATGATCGAAGAAGTAAATGGTGTCTTTAAGGTGACTAACTGGGAGAAACATCAAAGTTTAGATAGTAAGAGTAAGCATAGAGAAAAAAATCGACTTCGACAACAAAGATATAGAGAAAGACAAAAACAACTAGAGAATAACGTTACAGTAACGTCACGTAACGATACAGAAGAAGAAGAAGAATTAGAAGAAGAATATAAGAATAAGAAAAAGAATAAAGAAGATAGAAGTGACGACATCTTTAAAAATTCAATTAATTACATCATGAATAACCTTGATAATAACTTAACTCCTCATCAGATGGAACAGATAGGATATGCCATTGATGATATTGGAGAACATGCAGATGAAGTTGTTGAGGTAGCTACTGATTATACAAAAGACAAAGGTTGTCATGCAGGTTACCTAATCAAAGTATTAAATAACTGGGCTAAAGAAAACGTTAAGACTAGAGAAGATGCTGAACATAAGGTTAAACCTAAAAATAAAAAATCTGTGGCAGATGATGTTATTGCTCAAATGGAGAAAGAACTGGGAGATGAAAGCTAATGTCTATGACTAAGCAACAAGCCCTGGAAGTAATTAAAACAATTAGACATGTATACAACATTGATTTTGACAGACCTAAGTTAGAAACGTGGGTTAACATCTTGAGCCAAAACGGAGATTACGAGCCTACAAAAAAACAAGTGATGCAATATATCAATGATGCTAATCCTTATCCACCCAGTATACCTAACATTATGAGAAAGGAAGTAAAGGTCGTCAAAGAAGAACCAGTTGACGAAAAGACTGCAAAGCACAGATGGAGAATGAAAAATGATCCAGAATATGTAGCACAAAGAAAAAAGATATTAGATGACTTTAGAAAGAAATTAAGTGAATTTGAGGTGAGCAACGATGAATGAACGTCATGAGATTGAAAGTACAATCGTTGCTAGTTTACTCCAAAAACCAGACTTAATTGAAAAGCTACGTGTTAAACCCGAAATGTTCACCCACGACGGCATGAAGTCATTTATAGAATATGTATTTGAAATAGGTAAGGTTGACCATAACGAAATATATTTAAAAACTACTAAAGATAAAACGTTCCTAGATATTGATACTATTTCAAATTTATACAACTCAAAATTTATCGGTTATGGGTTCTTTGAAAGATATCAGCAAGATTTGCTTAACCTATACCAAATAGATCAAACACAGAATGTATTACAAGAATTCAATTCTGAACCAAGCATACACAACTTCGATGAGATGCTTAACAAATTGCAAAAGGTCAGTTTGATTAGTGCAACAGAAGAAAGTGGGACCAAGAAAATTGTAGACCACTTTGTTGAAGAATTGTATAGCGAAGAACCTAAGCAACAAATTAATACAGGATACAAATTGATGGATTACAAAATAGGTGGTTTAGAGCCTACACAGTTGATTGTAATTGCTGCGAGACCGTCAGTAGGTAAAACAGGTTTTGCGCTTAATATGATGCTTAATATAGCCGCACAGGGCTATAAAACATCATTCTTCAGTTTAGAGACAACTGGTGTATCTGTACTAAAACGAATGTTATCGGCAGACACTGGCATCGAACTTACTCGTATCAAAGAAATTAAAGATTTAGAACCAGACGAATTAACTCGCTTAACTAATTCGGCAGACAAAATACTCAAACTAGATATAGACATTCATGACAAAAGCAATATCACGACACACGATGTACGTAAACAAGCGATGAAAAATAAAGATGTGCAACAAGTTATATTCATCGACTATCTACAACTTATGCAAACAGATAACAAGTTGGATCGTCGTAATGGTATTGAAAAAATATCGCGTGATTTAAAAATCATTGCCAATGAAACAGGTGCAATTATCATCTTACTCTCACAGTTAAGTCGGGGTGTAGAAACGAGAAATGACAAACGACCAATGCTTTCAGATATGAAAGAGGCAGGTGGTATCGAGGCAGACGCAAGTTTAGCTATGTTGCTGTATCGAGATGATTATTATAACCAAGACGACGAAGATGTTTCGGGTAAATCCATTGTTGAATGTAACATCGCTAAAAATAAAGACGGTGAAACCGGTGTAATTGAATTTGAATACTACAAGAAAACGCAGAGGTTTTTCACATGAAAGTAGTTGAATATCAAAAATTATTAGGTGTTATGTATCGAGAAGATTATCAAGACGACCCACTGATAGCTAAAACTTTAGTTGAATCTGGTTGGGCAGTCAAAAGGTTATTAGAAAACGGAACAATATCCCCGTTTGACGAATATGAAGACGTCCAGGAGTTAATCATGAACGAGACGAAATGGAGAGATAAAGATGGGAATTATCGAAAGGTACTACCTATATAGAGAAGATGGTACAGAAGATATCAAAGTCATCAAGTACGAAGATGATGTGAATGAGGTTTATTCGCTCACAGGAGCTCATTTTAGCGACGAAAAGAAAATTATGACTGACAGTGAGCTAAAACGATTTAAGGGCGTGTATGACCTTAAATACGAAGAAGAATTAGGACTACAAGCAAACTTATTTGAATTTTTATAGAGGTGGCACATGAGTAAATATAACGCGAAGAAAGTTGAGTACAAAGGACATGTATTCGATAGCAAAGTGGAGTGTGAATATTACCAATATTTAGAAAGTAAGATGAACGGCGTTAACTATGATCGTATCGAAATACAACCGAGATACGAGTTGATTCCTAAAACTGGCAAACAACGTAAGACAGAATACATTGCTGATTTTGCACTCTACCTTAATGACGAATTAATCGAAGTCATAGACGTTAAAGGTATGCCAACTGAAACAGCAAAGCTAAAAGCGAAGATGTTCAGATACCTATATAGAGATGTAAAGCTCACATGGATATGTAAAGCGCCTAAATATACAGGGCTTGATTGGATTACACATGAGGAGTTAGTGAAAGTTAGACGTCAACGTAAGAAAGAGAAAGGTTGATTTTATGGAACACAGAGAAGAAACAATTGAAGTTGAGGCGAAGTTAAAAGTACGTGTGAGATATCCAGTGTGGATTAATAACCGAATCACTACAGAGAAAGAACGTGAGCGCATTTTAGATTTAATCGCAAAGAATCCTAATAAAGAACTCATGCAAGAAGACATGGAGTTAATTGAATTAGTAAAGGTGGAGTGAATATGGAAAGCAAAACATTAAATGTGAAAGGCAAATCTTATGTATTGATACCTAGAGATTTAGAAATTATGAGCCTTAATGAAATAACTATGCAAGGTTTAAGAACAAGATTGTTAAACGGTTGGAATTTCAGGGATGCAATAGATGCACCTAGTGGAATGAGACGTGAAGAATATCAGAATGAAAAAATGTTAGCTGATAAATACAAAATGCAACAAGAATTAGATCTGATTGTAGAACAACGTCGTAGAGCTAAAAGAAGAGAAGATAAAAAAAGACGTGAAGAAATGTTAGCAAAACACAGAGTACGCACTAGATATTTTGAAGATTTAGAGAGAAATAATTTAATAGCAAGAATCAAAACAGACTGTTACGGCAGAGTGCAAAGGGGATAGAGAGATGAGGATAAAAGATTTAAATGCTGGAGATTGGGTGCAATTCATAGGAGATAATGGACAGTCGCAATACGGCAAATTTACAAAGCGTTGTAGAAACTTAGGTACTAACGAAGATTTTACCAACTTGATTATGCATAATGGACAAACTTACAGACTAACTGACAACGATGACTTTGTTGTAGTGGACTTACCGTTTACACAAAAGCTAGATGAAGTAGTGGGCGTATCTAATCGTACACCGAAACATTATCAAGGTAGTGACGGGATAGACGTGATTGAATTCTTATATCAACAACTTTCATTTGAAGAATTCAAAGGCTATATGAAGGGCAATATGATTAAATACCCTGTGCGCAGTGGCAGAAAAGAAAATGAAAAAGAAGATTTGAAAAAAGCTAGAGATTATGCAGATAGATTAATAGAAAAGTTAGAGAAAAACGATGCCGAACAAAGCTAGATACGATTTTGTCATATATCACGACGATGAAATGTTAACACATGGTACACGTGAAGAATGTGCAAGATTCTTAAAGGTACAACCCGAAAGTATTAATCGTCTTGCATTAGATAGATATATCAAACGTGCTGATGAAAAAGGTGGCTACACAATAGCGGTTAAAGTACCTATCGAAGAAGTAGAGAAAGAGGCAGCACAATGACAACTAACACATTAGAACTATCCTCAACGATCAACCAACGTTATAAATACGATACTGCAGGCAAGACACCGACACAGATACAAAGTGAATTGCGTAAGAAAGGTGTGCAAGGTTTTGTGGTTAAGGTGGCAGGACGTAAAGTCACGATGAAAGTATTAGAAGAACACATTAAAAGTAATAGGGAGTGTATGAGATGAATATCAAAAACCAACTATACACATTTAAAGCAACATGTACCAATGTTGTTGACGGTGACACGATAGATATAGATATAGATTTAGGGTTTGAAACATTTGCTAAAAGGCGTGTCAGGTTACTCAATGTTGATACGCCAGAGAGAGGACAAGAAAATTATAGTAAAGCTACTAACTTTACAAAGCAATGTGTAGAGAATAAAAAGATATATGTTCAGACGTATAAAGATGACGCTTTCGGCAGATATTTAGCCAATGTCTTTTATGATACAGGTAATGAGATACGTTCGTTGAATGATGATCTGCACATTAACCAATTAATCAAGCCTAATTCGAAATGGAATGAAAGCGATGAAAGATAAAAGAGCATTCCTTAACCAATATTTCGGTACCAAGCGTTATTTGTACCAAGACGATAAAAGAGTAGCTCACAAGCACATAGTGAATGGTGTGTATTACCTACACGGTCATCACAAAACAAAGTGGGCGGGAGTTAAGTTGACGTTTAACAGTGAACAAGAGTTTATGAATTACATTCAGCAATATGAGTTGAGCTTGGAAGAAGATAAGCAGCTGACATTATTTTAGGAGTGATAGACATGGTAAAGATTAAAACAAAAAAGGAAATGACGGGAGAAGAATACGCGAAATTTATGATTGATAAGTTTGGTTTAGAGAAAATCCAAATTGAAAACAAAGAAACAGAAATCTATGAAAAGTTTGTAATTCAAGCGCCTAAAAATTTACTTCCCACCCTTCGTAAAGAAGACAAAATCATTATAGAAGTTGAAGAGGAAATCACGGAAGATACTAAATTAGATTTGGTAGAACGTTTTATAGGTAGTATGGGCAGTGTGTGTTACACGAGTCATAACATGTCTATAAAAGAATGTTTAAAACTTACCCCTAGAGATTGCACTACAACTCATTTTTATATTGAAAATGGCGACCGAGAGCTAATACTAATTTGGCGTGACGGAAAGATGGTGGATTGAGATGACAATAACATTATCACAAGATACTTATGACGCAATGCTTGATTATCTTAATAAGTTGCGTGAGCGTAATGTAGCGTTGGAAAGAAAAGCACAGGCGTTTGATGAGATAGCATTAACTGTATTATCTGAAGATAACGATGTAATAAAAAACATGAATAACACAGTAACTAAAATGGTTATTAATAATTTGGAGCGTGAAGAGTGATGACTAACCGTGAACAGATTGAACAAGCCGTTATTAGTGCAGGGGCATTTAATGGCGATGATACAGAGGCGTTGTTGAGTGAGGTAAGTAAGGTGTATGAGAAGGCTCAAGTGTTTGATGAGATTGTCAATGCTGTTGATGAAAGTGCTAATTCGTATGAGTTGGTTGCAAGAATAAAATTAGAGGTTTTGAAATATCAAAAATTGGAGCGTGGCGAGTGATGTGGAAAGTTAAAGAGTTTAGAGATTTTGATGATGACGATAACAGACTAGCAACTAAACAATTAGAACATCACCTATTAAAATATCCAAACACACAAGTGTTAGGTTATTCAGTTAATCACTTTGAGAACGCAAACAATAGAGAACGTTCATATATTTTAATTAAATACCAGGAGGAACAAAATGACTAATCAATTAGGACAATTAAAATCAGAAAACTTTGGAGCATTAGATCAATTAGTAAATGCAGTAGAACAATGGAGTATCGATAAAGGACTAAACAATGGCAATAGCTTTACACAATACGCTAAAAGCTCTGAGGAAATGGGTGAGGTTGCTGCTGCATTATGCAGAGACAACACAGACGCTCTCAGAGACGGTATAGGAGACGTTGTTGTTACTTTAGTGATATTGGCCCAACAAAATAATATGACGTTACAGGAGTGTTTAGAACAAGCTTATGGAGAGATTAAAGACAGAACAGGAGTCATGTCAAAAGACGGGAGCTTCATTAAATCAGAAGACATCGAATAATTTAGACATTGTAGAGAGAATAAAACAAATATTATATAAGGAGGCATACAATGATTAAACACATTTCTAAACTAATATTCACATTAGCCATGTATGAGTTAGGTAAGTGGGTGACAGAACAGTTGATTGTTTGGTGGCAGAGTGATGATGATTTAGATGCACCGTTAGATTTTACTGATGCAGATCATGCACATCTTAATCGATTTATGAGAGAGGTGTCAGAGTAGTTGTATAGCAAAGAATCTATAGTTAATATGATTGGCACACATAAAATGAAATGCAATGTGCTAGCAGACGCAATGCCAGATTATGATAGTAATTCTATTGCTCAGTATGGCATACAAGCGACACTACCTAAACCACAGGGAGAGAATGGTAGCAAAGTAGAAGATACAGTCATTAGGTTAGAAAAGACTAATAAACGTTATGCACAGATGCTGAGAGAAGTGGAGTTTATTAATCAGTACCAACAAAAACTAGGGCATATTGATTTCTGTTTCCTTGAGATGTTGAAGAAAGGTTATAAGCGTGACGAGATAATTAAGAAAATGCCTAACTCTAAATTGAACAGAAACAACTTCTTAGCAAGACGTGATGAGTTAGCAGAAAAGATATACTTATTACAGTGACAAAAATGACGAAAATGACTGAAATGACAGTCTTTTGAGAATAGAAATTTATTTTATATAATAGATGTGTAAGAATTATCCCCCAAACATAGCGCCCTCTTACGCTATAGGGAGATATTCAAATCAAAGTGATTGGATAAGCACTTATCGTCTAATTTAACGACGTTATGCGTCCGATTGCTGGGCTATCTGTCTATGAGGCAGGTAGTCTCATTTGATTCTTACATACACGATGATTCTTTTGTTGAACTTGTAAGACTTGCATTTAATTTTCTCCTTTCTTCTAAGTAACCTACCCGAGAGTAACTCGTGTAGGTTTTTGTTTGCTTTTTTATAAAATTTATATAACAATAAATACATGAATTACAATATGGTGTACAGGAGATGAAGCAAGTGTCACAAGCGATATTAGATAAAAACTTTCAATTCTTAAGAGGAACGGGTATTTCGATATTTAATAGTGAAGATGAAAATAACACAAACAAAAATGAAAACGTTTATCATTATATAGCGAATAACTTGGCTGACTTAGGTTATACACTTAATGATGAGGATATAATTTTTACATTCAGTACTAATGATGATATTAAAATGATTTTAAAAGACGAAGAGAAAAACATACGTGAGAAAGACCCTGCAGGTCAAATAGTTACTGAGCGAATAGCTATTCTTACAAAGGATAATAAATTCTATGAATACTTAGTATCTTTAAATGAACCATACAATATATTTTTGTTGCAAATAACACAACCCACTTTGGAAAAAATCCAACCAGACTACACTAAATATAAACAAAACACGTATGTGAGAACTCGTCAATTTAGAAACTTAGATAATTTGGCTTATAAATTTAAAGGTGCAAATGAAATGGTTAATTTATACGGACATATTGTACAAAGTAATAAAACGTTACAAGAAATAAGCAAAGAATTTTTAAATAGACTGCTATAAGATATTATTCGCCCTTATGGGCGTTTTTTTATGTAAAAAAATAAATAGAGTTATTAACGTAAAGTAGGTGGTAATATACGATGAACGAATTAAATAAACGACAAAGAACATTTGCAGAGGCTTATGCTATACCAGGAACAGTTTGTTATGGTAATGCTACTAAGTCTGCTATTAAAGCAGGATATAGCGAAAAAACGGCTTATTCTCAAGGTCAAAGAATGTTGAATAATGATGAAGTACAAAGTTACATCAAGGGGGTAGAGGATAAGCTCTTTGATGAACAAATAATGAGTGGCAAAGAAGTATTATATCGCTTAACTAGAACTGCTAGAGCAGAAACAATTGAGATTGAGCCAGTCGTAACCAAACAAGGGATATACAAAATTAATCCTACAACAGAAAAACACAATCTAGTTTATGATGAGAGTGTTGAGTTGGTTAAGAAACCACCTAAGATAAGCGATCAAAACAAAGCGTTGGAATTGTTAGGCAAACATCATAAGCTATTTACAGATGTTCAAGACATTAATGCGCAAGTAACACCGGATTTCATAGATTCGATTAAGTAGGTGTAGTGATGGATAAGCCAGTATTAGATTTAGCGGAATTAATCCCTAAACACTTCCACCCTTTATGGAAAGCAACTAAAGACCCTAACATTCTCAACGTAGTAGCAAAAGGTGGTCGTGGTAGTGGTAAGTCATCAGATATTTCCATTATCATTACACAGTTGATTATGCGTTATCCTATGAATGCAGTTGTAGTGCGTAAGACAGATAACACGTTAGCTACATCAGTGTTTGAACAAATCAAATGGGCGATTGAAGAACAAAAGGTGTCACACTTATTCAAAATTAAAGTGTCGCCAATGGAAGTAACTTATATACCTAGAGGGAATCGTATTATCTTTAGAGGGGCGCAGAACCCTGAGCGATTAAAATCGTTAAAAGATAGTAGGTTCCCTTTTTCTATCATGTGGATAGAGGAATTAGCAGAGTTTAAAACAGAGGAAGAAGTTACAACCATAACAAACTCAATGTTACGTGGTGAGTTAGACGATGGCTTGTTTTATAAATTCTTCTTCTCATACAACCCTGCTAAACGTAAACAACACTGGGTTAATAAGAAGTATGAGAGCTCATTCCAACCCGACAACACATTCGTCCATCACTCAACTTACTTAAATAACCCGTTCATATCTAAACAATTTATTCAAGAGGCAGAAAGTGCCAAACAGATAAATGAATTGAGATATAGACATGAGTATTTGGGCGAGGCTATCGGTAGTGGTGTTGTACCTTTCAACAACTTGCTAATAGAAAGGATGCCAGATGAGTTGTATAACTCATTCGACAATATTAGAAATGGCGCTGATTTTGGTTACGCTACTGATCCATTAGCATTTGTTCGTTGGCATTATGACAAGAAGAAACGAATCATATACGCAGTTGATGAGCATTATGGTGTACAGATAAGCAACAGAGAGTTTGCTAACTGGTTACATAAGAAAGGTTATCAATCAGATGAGATATATTGCGATTCAGCTGAACCTAAGTCAATTGCGGAGTTAAAACAAGAACATGGTATCAAAAGAGTTAAAGGTGTTAAGAAAGGTCCCGACAGTGTAGAGCATGGAGAACAATGGTTGGACGACCTAGACGCTATTGTTATTGACCCTAACAGAACACCTAACATCGCAAGAGAATTTGAGAACATCGACTATGAAACTGATAAAGATGGCAATGTTAAGCCAAGATTAGAAGATAAAGACAATCACACAATAGACGCTACCAGATATGCGTTAGAACGTGATATGAGACAAAGCAAGTTATCAATTTTAAGGTAGGTGATTAACATTATTAGAATGCCGTGGGATAAACCATATGGCGAGGAAATCGTCGAACAGATACAACCTAAAGCAGAGACACAAGAAGAAATGATTGTGAGATTAATCCGTAATCATGAACAAAATGTAGAACGTATTAGTGTAGGACAACGCTATTACGATAAGAATAATGACATATACAATCAACGTCCTAAATTCGATTTAGACGGTAATGTTGATTTGAATAAACCAGATTGGCGTATTAATACAAACTATCATCAGAATCTAGTAGACCAGAAAGTTGCATATCTTGCTACTAATCCTGTTAGTTACTCATGTGAGAATAAGAAGATACTAGATACTATTCATGATGTTTTAGATAACCGTTGGGATAATAAGTTGATTGATGTGTTAACTGCTGCAAGCAACAAAGGTGTTGACTGGATTCAGCCATATATTAACGAAGACGGCGAATTTAAGTTATTTCGTGTCCCTGCAGAACAAGCGATACCGATTTGGACAGATAAGGAACGTGATACATTACAAGCGTTTATACGTATCTTTAGACTTAACGATGAAACAAAAGTTGAGTATTGGACTGCTGATGATGTTACTTATTATGTGTATGAGAATGGGCAGTTAATTAACGATTATTATTACGGTGCTAATAACAAACAAACTCATTTCTCTACAGGTAGCTGGGAACGTGTTCCATTCATTCCATTTAAAAATAATCCAGAAGAAATGTCAGATATATGGATGTATAAATCTATTATTGACGCAATCGACAAACGATTATCTGATACGCAAAACATGTTTGACGAATCTGCCGAATTAATTTACGTCTTACGTGGTTATGAGGGTGAAGATTTAAAAGAATTCATGCAAGGGCTTAAATACTACAAAGCTATCAACGTAGATGCAGAGGGTGGCGTAGAGACGATACAAGTTGAAGTGCCAGTAACTAGTACAAAAGAATACTTGGATTTAATGCGTTCTAATTTAATTGAGTTTGGTCAGGGCGTTGATTTCCAAACAGATAAATTCGGTTCTGCTCCTAGTGGTGTAGCGCTTAAATTCTTATACACTGGATTAGACTTAAAAGCTAATAAGTTAAAGAATAAAGCTACTGTAGCGATACAAGAGTTACTGCAATTCATTATTGATTTCTATAAGTTAAAAGTAGATGTAAAAGATATCGAGATTACATTCAACTTTAATAGAACGATGAATGATCTAGAACAATCACAAATTGGCGCTCAATCTCAATACTTATCTAAAGAAACAATAGTAAGACACCACCCATGGGTAGATGACCCACAAGCAGAACTTGAACGTATTGAGCAAGAACAGATTGAATATAATCAACAGTTACCAGATATCGACGACGGAGGTGCTGTGAATGGCGAGCAAGAACAACCAGAACAAGAGCAATCCGAAGATAAACAACCAAAATGATATCGATAACTATATTGATTACCTAATCAGGCAATCCGAAAAAGAAATTGAGGTACTATTTGCTAATCGATTAAAGGTAATTAAACAAGAGATAGCAGATATGTACGAGAAATATCAATCAGACGACCCACATGTTACGTGGACTGAATTTAATAAATACAACAGGCTCAACAAGGAACTAACACGTATCGGCGAGATGTTAACTGAGGACTATAGAGAAGTAGCTAAAGCTATTCAGAAGTCGCAGAAAGACGCTTATATAGAAAAGTTTATGATGAGCCTATTTTTATATGAAATGGCAAGTCAAACATCTATGCAGTTTGATGTACCTGACGCAAAGACAATACAAAGCGCTATTGAACAACCTATTGAGTTTATTAAGTTAATACCTACATTACAGAAACATCGTGATGAAGTGTTGAAGAAAATACGTATACACATCACACAAGGCATTATGAGCGGTGAGGGCTATTCTAAGATAGCTAAAGCATTACGTGATGATATAGGTATGACTAAAGCGCAGTCGTTGCGTGTAGCTCGCACTGAGGCGGGCAGAGCAATGTCGCAAGCAGGACTTGATAGTGCAATGGTAGCTAAAGGTAATGGCTTGGATATGAAAAAACGTTGGTCTGCTACAAAAGATACACGCACACGTGATACACACAGACATTTAGATGGTACTTCAGTAGATATTGAAGATAACTTTAAATCTAGTGGTTGTGTAGGACAAGCACCTAAGTTATTTGTAGGAGTTAATAGTGCGAAAGAGAATATTAATTGTCGTTGTAAGCTACTTTACTACATAGATGAAGATGACCTATCAAGCACTATGAGAGTACGCAAAGATGATGGCACAACCGAAGTGATACCACACATGACCTATCGTGAGTGGGAAGAATGGAAACGGAAAGGTAGTGTTTAATTATGAATGAAGATAATTTAATTAAATTGTATTTCTTTAAAAAATATATCCTTATTATTCATTCAGACGGTAGTGAAGAACGAAGAAAACGAAAATAAAGGTGGTAAATGATATGGAGTTAACGGTTAAGGTTAATGTTGATGCTGATGAAGCAATTGAGAAATTAGAGCGTATCAAACAACTATACGAAGAAATTAATCAGTTGAAGAATGAAAAACCAGTTGTAAATTTGAGAATACACAATGGAAATGATGTAGAGCAAATCAGAAGTTATGTTAATAAGAAAAATGCAGAAAATGCAGATTTAAATTTAATTTAGCTAACACTTAATTGTGTTGGCTATTTTTTATGCCCAAAATATGCTCAAGGCGTTAAAAGGTGCAATCTCAATGGTGGATAAGACCACCGTAATAAAAAATGTGAGGAGCAATACAAATGAAACGCGAATTTTTAAGAGGTTTAGGTGTCGAAGAGGACGCTATCCAGAAGATTATTGATGAACATCACGACGGTTTGCAATCTTATAAAGAAAAAGCGGATAAAGTTGATTCGCTAAAAGAACAACTTGATACTGCTAACGAAGAAATTGCCAATCGTGACAATCAAATCAAAGATTTACAAGCTAAAACTGGCGATAATGAAGAACTTAATAATCAATTACAAGAATATAAAGACGCAAACGCCAACTATGAGCAAAAAATCAAAGATGTTCAATTAAACAAAGCTATTGAGGTTGCCCTAGCTAAAGAAAGTGCGATCAAGCCAGAACAAGTTATCAAGTTGATTGATACTGACAAATTAGAAGTTGATGACAACGGAAATGTTAACGGTTTAGATGGTTTTATGAGCAATTTCAAAGAAGAAAATAGTCACCTGTTCGAACAACCTAAACCTACAGGAACGACACCACAAGATGGTGAGCCACCTCAAAAAACAGAGGCATGGACAGAATTTTTACAATAGGAGTGATATAAATGGAAAAAGTAATTAAAAACGCTACTGGTAAATTAAAATTGAATTTACAACATTTTGCTAGCAAATCAGTTGAACCAGGCGATACTTTATTAAAACACAAACACGTTGGGATCTTGGAAAAGGTTACTGCTGCGAATTCTTATTCAACACCTGCAGTAATTAGTAATGACGCAATCTTTATGCAAGGACGTTCATTTACAGTAATGAAAGGTGACGTTACAGAATTAAAAGATTACAAACGTAACGCTACTAATGAATTTGACCACCCACAAATTCAAGAAAAAACTTACTTCCTAGATCAAGAAAAATACTGGGGACGTTTTGTTGATGCATTAGATAAACGTGATACAGAAGGTAACATCGATATTAATTATGTTGTTGCTAAACAAGCATCAGAAGTAGTTGCACCTTATTTAGATAACTTACGTTTCGCTACATTAGCACGAAATAAAGCTAAGCACTTAACTGTTGGCAGTGGTACAGACGCTCAATACGATGCTGTTTTAGATGTGTCAGTTGAATTAGACGAAATCAATGCAGGTCCGGGACGTATTTTATTTGTTACACCTAAATTCTATAAAGGAATTAAAAAGTTTGTTATTGCATTACCTCAAGGAGATAACAGACAACAAGTATTAGGCAAAGGTGTGCAAGGTGAATTAGATGGATTCACTATCGTAAAAGTACCGTCTAAAATGTTACAAGGTTTAGATGCGATGGCAGTGATCGGTGAAGTTATGGCGTCTCCTATTCAAGCGAACGAAGCAAAAACTAATTCTAACGTTCCTGGTATGTTTGGAACATTAGCAGAGCAAATGTTATATACTGGTGCGTTTGTACCAGAACATTTACAAAAATTTATCTTCACTATTGGTGGTACAGAAGTACCTACTAAACAAGATGGTGTAGATGCACACGCTGACACAACTGCAGACACTGCCGTTTCAGACGCAGGCGCATAATTAGGAGGTAGTGACGTATGTATAAAGTAATCGAGTATTTCGTAGACTTACAAGACAATGATCGTGAGTATAACGTAGGCGATACGTTCAATCACGAGAATGTAAGTGAAGAAAGATTAACTGAATTATCCACTAAGAATAACCGTCAACGTAAGCCACTCATAGAGCGTGTAGAAGAGCAAACTAAGTTATCTGATATGAAAGTAGCAGAGCTTAAAGAACTCGCTAAACAACGTGATATTGAGGGCTATACGAAGATGAAGAAAGATGAGCTTGTCGAAGTGTTGGGAAGTGTTGAGTAATGGACGCGCAAGACGTCAAATTATTAAATGGTCTCTCACTCGACGACACGTCACAAGATGACACATTAGAACTACTTATTGATAAGTATCTGCAAGTAGCAAATGAATATTGTAATCAAACTTTCGACAAAGAGAACTTACCCGGTAGCGTAGAGAAGTTCATTGCAAATTGTATTCAACATGGTACAACTGGCAATGTTTCTTCACGTACTATGGGAACGGTTAGCTATTCTTTTGTTACAGATTTACCAGATGAAACGTATAGCTATTTAAAACCATTTAGACGATTGCGGTGGAGCGGTTACCATGTTTAATCCATACGATGAATTTCCACATGTGATTTCAATGGGTGTTCGTGAAGTCATAGGTAAGTATCCTAATGAAAAAGAGCGCTTTAAAAGCGAAAACACAATCAAAGGTTTTATGGATACACCTACTTCATCTGAACAACTCAAATATCATCAAATGAGCCAAGACTATGACAGAAACCTATATACGCCATACAACATACCAATAACTACTAAAACATTATTTAAATATCAGGGTAAAACGTATGAAGTTGTAGGAGAACCTGTTGATCAAGGCGGACAAAACGAAATTAATCTAACGCGGTTGAGGGAGTGTCCTATTGGCTAAGGTTAAATACGGTAATTGGGATTTAGTAAAAGAGTTGGAAGAATACGAGAAAGACATGGAACGTTGGGTTAAAAAAGGTATAGCTAGAACCACGATTAAAATATATAATACTGCAATTAATCTTATGCCAGTTGATACAGGTTATCTAAGAGAATCTACCTCAATAGATTTTAAAGACGGCGGAATGACTGGTGTTATAAGTATTGGTAGTTCGTATGCTATATATGTAAATTATGGGACTGGCATTTTTGCGGAAGGTCCTGGCGGAAGTCGTGCCAAAAAAATACCTTGGTCCTACAAAGGTTCAGATGGCAAATGGTACACAACAAAAGGACAACATGCTCAACCTTTCTGGGAACCTGCTATTGACGCAGGTAGAGCTTATTTCAATAAGTATTTTTCATAAGGTGGTTAAGATATGTGGGTTTCAGTTGAACGGTATCTATTCAATGAGATATATAACAAATTAAAAAGTAACCCTATCATCAATCAACAGCTTGGTGGTAGGGTTTTTGATTGCGTTCAGAAAGACGCTGTTTACCCATATATCGTTGTGGGTGAAACAAACGTCACTAATGATGAAACGACGACAAGCATGGTTGAAGATGTTGGCATTACATTCCATGTGTATAGCCAAGCTTACAATCGCAACGAGGCGTCGCAAATCATACAGTTTTTAGGTTATGTCCTAAATTCTGAAATAGAAATAAATAACTATTCATTTATTAAAAGTCGAATCGATACACAGGAAGTGATAACTGACATAGATCAGTACACGAAACACGGTATCATTCGGCTTGTTTTTAAATACAGACACAATATAAGAAAAAGGAGTGTAACGAATGGCTCAGAATAAATACATCGCAGCAATTCAAATCGCCGATAAAGCATTAGCAGCGACTTTAAAAGAAGAAGAAGCGATTTTGTTAGCAAGTTTAGCTGAAGGTGGCCATACAATCAGTAACGACCTTGCTGAAATGATTCAAGGTGGTAAAAAAGATTATGGTCGTAATTCTGTTGAAGAAGAAATTAAACTAACAGTTGATCGTGTTCCAGGCGACAAAGGCCAAGAGGCATTAAAAGAAGCAGTTAAAAACTTCAAACAGTTACGTATTTGGATTTGGGAAGTGAAGAAACGTGAAGGTTTCCATCACGGTACTTTTGCATATGTAATTGTAGAAGAACACGAATGGTCATTTGATGATGAAGATGACAAAATTGAAATCACTGCAAAAGTTAAATTTAATAGTGCAGATGGTAAGGTTGCAGAATTACCTCCAGAGTGGCTTAACCCTAGTGCACAAGCTCCTACAGTTGAGTGGGAAGATATGGGCGCATATACAGATACTTACGAAAACCGTACACCAAAATCTGGCGCATAGATTACATGAGGGCATAACGCCCTCTATTTTTTTGTACAAAATATCAGAAAGAGGTTAAAAAATGACTGAAAACACAATCAATCCTATTACTACATTAAATATCAATGGTGAAGAAATCGAGGCTAAAACAGTATTTGCATTCGACCACAAAGCTAAACAATTTGCTAGAGATGAGCAAGATGAAAACGGTAAGACAACTAAAGTATCTGGTTTTAATGCTATCTATAATGGTCTTTTAGAACGTGATACAAATGCTATTGCGGACTTCTGGGAATGTGCTACTGCATATTTAAATAAGAATGCACCTAAGCGTGAAGATATTGAACAAGCCTTATCAGAAGTTATTGAAGAAAAACAAGACACTATCGAATTATTACAAGGTGCTTTAGATAAATTAAATAATAGTGGTTTTTTCAAACAAAAATCTCGAATGTTCTGGACACAGATGAACTCAGCGCCATCTATGGTGAAAGAGGACGAGAAAGAGTCTACGAAGAACGGAATCGAGTTCATGAAGAACAACTACAAAGAAATCATGGGCGAGCTACCTTACTAGATTATTCAGAAATAAGGCAATTAACCAGTCAATACATAGGCTACCTATCCTATGACGAACTCATGAGCTTAACGCCTAATGAGTGGAAAGACTGGATTATAGGACGTAGGCAAGCACTACTTGACCAACAAGAGAATATGTTGTTTGTAGCGCAAGCTAACGGACTAGTGCAAGCAGGTAAATCTCTCAAACGGCTACAAAAACAAATTGATCATGCACGTTATGCAGTGCGTGGCGAAGAAGAAGAGTATGAACGTATGAGACAACGCAAGCTAGCACAAAATAAACGTAATCGAGAAATTCAAAAACGTGGTACACGTAATTTCTTGAATAAAATGCGCAATACAAGTCATAAAGGAGGGTAGCGATGAATAAAAACTTTGTTGCTCGTGTATCTGCGATTATTAACAATTTCCAAAGAAATATTCGAAAAGCTCAACAAATGGCTAAAACGAGTATTCCTGATGAAATTGAAACAGAAGTTACTGCTAATATAAGTAGATTTCAACGAGCATTAAACAGAGCAAAAGCAATGGCTCAACGTTGGCGAGAACACAAGGTTGAAATAGACGCTAATGCAACGCCTATTCAACGAGTGATTGCCACAATAAAAGGTAAGTTAAATGCAATTAGAGATAAGAAAGTAGATATTGACGGGGACGCATCTCCTTTAAATAGAGTAGTCGCTGCAGCTAAAGCTAGATTAGCAATGTGGCGTAAACACACAGTTAAGTTAGATGTTGATACTACTGGCATGACAAAACTACAAAGCGCTATGGCTATTGCTAAACGTTCATTAGATGAATATCAAACTAAGATGGATAGTATAGCGTCTAATATCAGGACTTTTGGTACTATCTTTAGTCAACAAGTTAAAGGTTTGATGATTGCTAGTATACAAGCATTAATACCAGTAATTGCTAGTCTAGTCCCTGCAATCATGGCGGTACTTAATGCAGTTGGTGTAGTTGCAGGTGGCGTTGTTGGTTTAGCAGGTGCATTTGGTATTGCAGGAGCAGGAGCTATGGCATTTGGCTTAATGGCTACAAGTGCTATTAAGATGTTAAACGACGGCACGTTACAAGCTACGGCAGAAACTAGACGTTATCAATCTGCTTTATCACAAGTGCAATCTACATGGCAAGGTATTATTAAGCAGAATCAAGCACAAATATTCAATACATTAGCTAATGGACTACAAACGGTTAATGTGGCATTACAACGTATGACGCCTTTCTTGTCTGGTGTAGCTAAAGGTATGGAACAAGCGTCAGCAGGTATGCTCAAATGGGCGCAACACAGTCAAACTGCGTCTAAATTCTTCAATATGATGAATACGACAGGTGTTAAAACGTTCAATACTCTATTAAGTGCTGCAGGACGATTTGGCGACGGATTAGTTAACGTATTCACTCAATTAGCGCCATTGTTCTTATGGACGGCTCAACAGTTAAACAAACTAGGCGCGTCATTCCAAAAATGGGCTAATAGTGCAGCAGGTCAAAACGCTATTAGATCATTTATTGAATATACTAAGACTAATTTACCTAAAATAGGACAGATATTCGCTAATGTGTTTGCAGGTATTGGTAACTTAATGGCTGCATTTGCACAAAATAGTGCAGGTATCTTTGATTGGTTGGTTAAATTAACAGGTCAATTCAGAGCGTGGTCAGAACAAGTAGGTAAATCTGAGGGCTTTAAGAAATTTGTTCAGTATGTACAACAAAATGGTCCAGTTATTGGTCAATTGATAGGTAACATCGTTAGAGCGTTAATCGCATTTGGTACTGCAATGGCACCTATCGCCTCAGTAATACTCAAATTTGTTACTGCATTAGCAGGTTTCATTGCTAAGTTATTCGAAACGCACCCTGCTATAGCTAAAATGGTCGGCGTGATGATGATTCTAGGCGGCATATTCTGGGCTTTAATGGCACCAGTTATAGCTATTAGCTCAGTTTTAAGTAATGTGTTTGGTATGAGTGTTGTTCAAGTTATTACGAAAATTGCTCAACTTGCTAAATCTGGACAATTGCTTTCGACAATATTCGAAATGCTAGCTAGTCCGTTTAAATTCTTAGCAAGTTTACTGCCAATGTTAGGCGAAGCTTTTGCTGCGGTTGGTACTGCAATTGCCGGTATATCCGCTCCTGTTTGGGTTGTTATTGGCGTTATTTTAGCATTAGTAGGAATAATCATGTACTTATGGAAAACTAACGAAGGTTTCCGACAAATGATTACAGAGGCTTGGAACGGAATCGTCACTGCAATTTCTGGTGCAATCAGTTCTATTATTAACTGGTTCATGCAATTGTGGGCATCAATCCAACAAACACTACAACCTATTATGCCAATTTTACAAATGCTAGGACAGGTATTCATGCAGGTTCTAGGTGTATTAGTCATGGGTATCATTCAAGCATTGATATTTACATTCCAAGCTTTATGGACGGCGATATCAGTCATATTTACTGCGATTGGCGGTATTATTTCGGTTGTTGTTCAAATTATCGTTGGATTATTCACTGCATTGATTCAATTATTAACTGGAGATTTCTCTGGAGCTTGGTTGACATTGCAAAACATGGTATCAAACGTAATGAATACAATTTGGAATACGCTAGTATCCATTTGGAATCAAATTTCTAATTTTATTTTCAGTGTGCTAAACCGAATACTTGGTACTAACATCACAAAGTGGTCTCAAATTTGGACTGCCGTCGTTGCTGCAGTCACTCGAATTTGGAATTCTGTATCAAGTTGGTTTGGTAGAACGGTTGCAACCGTAGGCTCTAAAATGAGCCAAGCACTAGCTCACGTTAGGTCAAAAGGGTCTCAATGGGTATCATCTATAGTTAGTACGATGGGACGATTTGTTCAAGGTATTGTTAGCGGGTTCTTCCGAGTAGTTAATTCTGTAGGTAACGGTATGCGTAATGCTGTTAATAAAGTTAAAAGTTTTGCACAAAGTTTCATTAGTGCCGGACTTGATATGATGAGAGGTTTAGTTAACGGTATCAAACAAGGTATGGCTTGGGTAGTTAGTGCTGCTAAAAACGCAGCGTCTAGCGCACTTCATGCTGCTAAATCAGTCTTAGGTATACATTCACCATCTCGTGAATTTATGAGTGTTGGTATGTTTACTATGCAAGGTTTCGGCATTGGTATCGATAAACACGTCGGTACTGCAGTATCAAGTGTCAAACAAGCCTCACGAAAAGTTATGGACGCATTCCAACCAGATTTAAGCAGTGATTTAGCTACCGACTTAAAAGGTGGTTTAAACAGTGATGTTAACGCTCATATGAGTAGAGATGTACGACACAGCATGCAAGAAAACAACAAACCTGTTGTTAACGTAACAGTACGCAACGAATCAGATATACCTGCTATCAAGTCTTATATTGAAGATTCTAACTCAAAAGACGCAAGTTTCGACTTATATTAAAGGAGTGATTGTTGATTGATATTACATGATGTAGAAATAATTAAAGATAACGAAAGTAACTTTATTAGTGACAATCGCTATACACACCAAGCGTTGCGAGTTATGTCTTATGATGTACAAGGTGCAGGGTATGAACGTAAGTTTGATAGCATTGATCGTGTTAATGGACGGTTTCACAATTCAACTACGGAAGAAAAGAAAAAAATCACAATGAAACTATTCTACAGTGTAGAAAAAATAGCTTACGCCTCTCATTTAAAAGCTCGATTACAAGCTTTGTTGAGGGGCGAATTGTATTTAAGAGAACTTGCAGTGCCTGAGGCGAGGATAAGATTTGAAAACCCGTTTGAACCTCAGAAGCAAGAGTTTGAGCTTGAATATGTGGATGGTAAGCAAATAAAAGTTGGATTAGTTAACGACATTTCGTTTGATACCACTCAGACTTCGGGAGAATTTACGCTTGAGTTTGAAACGTTAGAACTACCTTATTTCGAAAGCATTGCTTATAACACAATTCTAGAAAAAGAAGATGGTAATTTGGAAAAATGGGGAATACCCGACGACAATCCTTTTGATGTACCAGACAAAGAAAGACGCTCAACGTTTTATAATTGTAAAACTGGTGTTGTTTATTATGGCGGTACTGCAGAAATCAAACAGTTTAACCAAGATAGCACTGTTGAGATAACGTTAGCAGAGAACATCAAAAAAGACGATTCGTCTGGTATCACGTTCTATTTACAATATAGCGACATAATGAAGATAGCAGGTCTAGAAATGCGAGCAGGCGATGTTATTAAATTCGATGGCTTACACACGTATAGAAACAACCTCAGAATAGATGAGTACAATATTACCAAACAACAACCTGTGTTATATCCAGGTTGGAATAGTTTTAACTGCACCAGACAATTACAAAAAGTTGCGTTTAAGCACAAACGTTATTACATGTAGGGAGGTCACTTAATTGCCAATAGCTTTAAAAACATTACAAGGTCGAGAATACCCCCTACAAGTAGAAACAAAGCTTAACGAAAAACTAAACGAAGACGGGTCTTTAGAATTCGATATAGTAGAAAACAACGCTACATTTGACGCAATAGGTGCAATTACTAAAATGTGGACAGTCACTAATATTGGTGGAAACGGAGACCCTAGAGAATATCGTATTGTTATGTTAGACAAAACAACTGTCGGTGAGAAGATGAAAATAAGCGTCAAAGCTCGTCCAGTCGAACTAGATGATTTAAACAATACTCGCATTTACGAAACATACAACGGTAGTTTCACTGGCAAAGAGTATTTTGATTTAATATTTAAAAATACCGGATATAAATACATTCTTAATAAAAAGGTCGATTCGTCTAAATTCGAAAATCTAGGTAATCATGAAACTAATCTTGAATTATTCAAAAAAGGATTAGAACGATATGATCTAGAATATGAATACGACGCTAACACAAAAACATTTAGTTTATTTGATAGTGTTGAACACAAAGCAGATTACTACATTAAAGCAGGTGTGAATGCTAATAATGTGAAGATTCAAGAAGACGCCTCAAAATGTTATACCTATATCAAAGGTTATGGTGGGTTTGACGACCAACAAACATATAACGAGGCAAGCTTACAATTTGAATACACACACCCGTTAGCAGATTTAATTGGCAAAAGACATGCGCCACCTGTAATTGATGGACGTATGACTAAACCGGATACGCTCAAAAAGGCTATGGAATTAGTTATTGAGGATAGTCTGAAAGTATCAATTACATTAGACTTTGTAGCACTGCAAAATCACTTTAAAGAGGCAGTGCCTAGAGTTGGTGATGTTGTGAGTGTAACTGATGATTTGATTGGTTTAAACGAGTATGTACGAATTATCGAAATTACTACTCAACGTGATATAAACAACAAAATCATTAAGTTAGATGTTGTGTTAGGTGAGTTCAGATTACAAGACAGATACATGAAAGCAGTTAATAACGCTGCTAACTATGTAAATGCCTTGAAAGTAAACAAGTCTAACCCTGCTAAAGACGCTCAACAAATGCAAGCTCAAGCCAACGCTAACACTAAGACTGCCCAACAATTACTAGGCAGAACAGAAGAATTAGACAAGAAACTGAAAGACGCACACGCTAAAAGTGTAACAACTGCTAACGGTACGATCATTCACGATTTCACACCTAAGTCTAAAATCAGAAAAATGCGTAGTATTGGTACTATAGGTGATTCAGTTGCAAAAGGTACTGGAGCTAAAACGAACTTTACTCAATATCTAGCTAAAAAGATTAAAGCAAAACAAACCAATCTTGCAGTAAGTGGTGCTACGATGTCAACTAACAAAGACAATAGCATTTACGAGCAAGCAACTAAAATTAAAGGCGATTTGATTATCGTACAGGGTACTGATGATGATTGGACGAATAATATTAAGATAGGCACTGATAAAACGGACTTAAAAACGTTTTACGGTGCCTTTTATAGTGCCATTCAAGTTATTAGGAAGAATAACCCCAAATCAAAAATACTCGTTATGACAGCTACGAAACAATGCTATATCAAAGATGGCAAGATTGTTCGTAAAGATACGAATAGAAATGATTTAAGTCTAACATTAGAAGATTATGTAAATGCTCAGATTGACGCTTGCAATGAGTTAGATGTTCCAGTATTCGACGCTTACCACTCAACGCAGTTTAAACCCAATATTCCGTCGTACCGTAAGTCGAGTATGCCAGACGGACTACACCCAAATGAAAAAGGTCATGAAGTAATCATGTATGAGTTGGTTAAAGACTTCTACGGGTTCTATGGCTAAAGGAGGTTACTAATGTTTATATTAGATGATTTAAAATTAAAACTTCACTCGTATTTCAGTCAGAAGTTTATCAGTCAATTACAAAAAAACTTTGAAGAAATTTATTTAGCTTACTATAATTTCGACAAAGATTTCAAAAATCATTTAACTACTGATTCTAGTGCACATACATCTAGTCAAATAGATCATACGACTAGAAAAGGTAATAAAATTAAATTAATGAATCATGAAAACTATCAAGATGAACTTATCGAACATCTTGTGTTAGGACACAACGGTGACGGTATCCAAGAGTTAAGAGCAAGCCATGTTTCAATGGACGCACAAGGCTTTGATTCGTTACATGAGCGTCTTTATCACGATTTCTTGAACGAAAGTAATGCACGTGAAGAATTAAGAGCAAATCTAACTAAAAAGATTCAACGTGTGGTTAATGTTGATGATTTCGGTGGCGACCCAACAGGGCAACGTGATAGTACAAAAGCATTCCAGGACGCGCTAGGTAACGGAAACGTTCAAGTTACTATGAGTGCAGGAACTTACTTAACTACTGGTATTAAAATGCCTAATAATTCAAGATTAGTCGGACAAGGTAAAGATATCACTACTATTAAGTTTATGGATATTACACCAGCCGAGAATCTAGGTATTACTAACTTGAAAATGAGTGGTAATGCAGAAAACATTTCCCTGGAAAGTTTTTCTTTCAATGGTAATAAATTCAGACAAGACAAATCACTTAAAGCCTCAGGTGGTAGTCGTTCATCTAACATTCGATTTGCAGGCGTAACAAATGGTTATATCTATAACGTTAAATCGTATGACGCGTTATTACACTGTATAGACGTAACATACGCTAACGATGATTATTACTATCAAGGCGACGGCAATCGAGTTCCTACAACGCTAGAAAGTCGTCATATTCACATTGATAATTGTGAGGCATATGGACATGGCGACGACGGTATTACTACGCACCATTCGAGATACTTAACAATCACCAATAGTTATGCACATTCTCCTACAGTTGGTAGTAATAACAACGGTATTGAAATTGATGATGGATCACAATACGTTTTCTTATCTGACAACAAAACAGAAGGTAACTTTGGTGGTTTAGAGATTAAAGCTCATAAAACTGCTAGTGCTGCAAGTAAGGTAATGGTTAACAACCATTTGTCCATCGAAGATACTAGAGCGTATAATATCCGTCATATTGGTCATCATGATGCTAAAAAAGATTCACGCAGTCTAACAGCTTATGATGTTGCTTTAAATAACTGTATGGCACTTAATCCTAAATTCAATGGCGTTTATCCAGGATCAACTCCTAGAGCATTATGCATAAGTGCATATCGTAATGTATCAGTAAATAACTTCACTGCAGTGGGTAGTAATGATTTTGGTGTATTAGAGGGTGGTAAGTTAGATACAAAACAACCAGCAATCGCAGTTCAATTTATGGCGGAAAACGTAACTCTTAATAATATTAACGTTAGAAATTTTAAAAACGCAGATGTGGATATAAGGTTGTTCGGAGGACAAAATAGAGGCTCAAGATTCGTTCTTAACAATATCAACATCTACAATTCTTCTAATCACATCGGTATTGGTGTTGGAGGTAGTGTCAACAATACTAAAATAACTAACTGTAACTTATATGGTAATGGTTCAGGTACTGGTATTCGCTTAACAAATAACCATGCAATCGTAAGTGGTGTTACTGCAGAAAATTACTCAACGCCTGCTTGGATTGCTGGAGAAAAATATGACACTACCCCGACTGTATTTAAAGGCGGTGCAAGTATCGCCTCAACAGGTAGCGCAGGTGTAGCAGGCACAAGTGCGGTAATTGCTTCAACTGGTGGTAGTAAAGCGTATAGTTCAAGAAGTTTTGTCCTTGCCTCTGGTGGCAACTCAAAAGCTTATGGTTCAAGAAGTGGGATTATCAACGCTTTAAATTCTGAAACAGACAAATCAAGCCATACACAGTTAATTGTTAATAGTAACCGAGTTAAATCGCCTGGTAACTATCATATTGTTGGTGGTTATGCGTCTAAAGGTAGTGCCTCTACATCGAATATCAAATTTGATTTAAGCACCTACTCAGGTAATTTAACGTTAGCGGGACAACTGAAACAGGATAGTGCCGATATTGCCGAGCTATTCGAATCTCAAAATGGATTAGCTATTGATTTAGGTACAATTGTTACACTAGATGGCGATAAAATCAGAAAAGCGCAACCTAGCGATGTACCTATTGGCGTTATTTCTGGTACTGCTGCATTAGTTGCCAATGAAAAAACATTTCATCACAAAGACAGATTCTTGAAAAATGAATATGGTGTAACTGTTACGAATCGTAAACAAGTTGAGTTTACTGATGACGAGGGCAACATCAGTTATGAATGGCGTGATGTGCCTGTAGAAAACCCAGATTATGACCCTAAACAAGATTATGTATCACGTTCTGAACGTCCCGAATGGAATACAGTCGGGTTATTAGGGCAAATCTACACTAACGTTGAAAAAGACGTTATAGCAGGTGACTGGATTAATGGTCGTGCAGGTATTGGCTATAAAGACAATGTGAATGGTAAAGGTAGAGTGATGAAAATTACATCAGAATATACTGAACAACGTGGTTGTGCTATAGCATTAGTATTGTGGGGTGCTAAATAATGAGTGAATTAGAAAAAATAGGAAAAATAGATTTATCAGAAGAGGCTTATTTGAAACCAGTGTCTAATAAAGGCATTGGTTTTTATAATCTCGATAAAAACACTGCAAAATTTCAATTCAGAGTTTCTAAAGATGATAAACCGTTATTGATCAGTGATAAAAACGTTAAAGGTTACGCATTCTTCAAAGCACAGAACGGCACAGATAAACAACGACCTAGTACATCTGGTGTTTTAGATATTGAATTTATCGACCCAATGCGTGGTTTAATTGGAATCACAGTTCCACAATGGTTTTTAAAAAACGTTGCTAACACGACAGTTTTAGGCGAAGTTTACTTATCACTTAATGACTTTAACACAACTGGCAAAGACGATACTGTTGTGCTAGGTACATTCTCATTTAGTGTTAAAGATAGTTTGGTTAACCAAATCGAAAGTGATATCAAAGTATCTTATATTCGAATGTTTGATGAGTTACGCACTGAATTAGAATTAAAAGTACAACAACTTAAACAGGATATAGGAGATACTCAGAGCTTAATAGAAAGCATTAAGCAAATAGCCAATGATTCTCTAGCTAAAATTAATAAAGCTCAAGCAGACGCTATCAGTGCGATTACAGACGCTTTATTATCATCTACAAATAGCATTGATTTAGAACGCGACGAGGCGTTAAGACAAATTGACGCTAAACGTGAAGCAGTAAAAACTGATTATGATTTATCCAATGATACTTTTAAACAACTAGTATCGAATAGTACACAAGCTTTTAACGATAATGCTACAAACGCCAATAAAACAATCGACGATAAAGTGAATGCATTTAATCAGACTTTAGGTGAAGGTGGTTTTACTACACAAGAAGACGTTGATAATAAGTTAGCTACTTTAACATGGCAAAAGTTTAAATTAACTAACGATGATGGCTCACGTATTCGTTTAAATGGTAACGGTGCAGACGTAACAACGCTAGATGTAGGTTTCTACCAAATCTATAATTATTCTGGAATGCCGACAGGCGAGGGCGACGCCAATTCATATTGGAATGTTGATATCACGACTGGCTCAGATAACGTTAAGCAAATACTCGCTACGTTAAGTTACAAGAATAAACGTTTTATTAAGACTATACACAAAGGTCGAGATTTAGGTTGGAGAGCATTAACTAACGAAGTCATTGACACAGGTTGGATTGACTTACAGCTTATCAATGGAGCCTCACCCAACAACTCACTTATCTCAAGTGGTGGTTTTACTAGCGCTTATCGTTCTATTACGTCCAATGGAATTACACGTAAGATGATTAGATTAAACGCTACAACACTGACACACGGTCAAACGTTGGCATTGTTACCTAAAGGTTTTGTTAACAACTTAGTATTCTTTGGTATTAATACACCTAGAAATAAAAACAGTGGCAGAATTTCACTTAATACATCTGGAACAGTGAATTTTTCCGCCACTGTAGACGCTAGTGCATGGACGAATACAGACTATATTTACGGTCAATACGAATGGACGGAGTGATTAAATGAAAGTAGTTTATTTATGGAAAGACGGACAACAAGTTTTAGTTTTCAAAAATAATGATGGAGAGTATGAATACCCTAACGAAAAGTGGACTGAGCAAGCACCACCAGAAGGTATTTACTCTCCTTTTTATTTCGACGGTCAAAAGTGGATTGGACAATCACAAGAAGATTTTGAAAAGACACTTGAACCAGTTGAAGAAGAGTTTGACGAGAAAGATATGGCGATTGCTCAACTCACAGGTACAGTTGCAGAATTAACTGATCAAGTAGAGTTGTTACAAGTAGGTTTAGCTCAATTAACTGAAGAACAGGCAAATATAAAATTGGAGGCTGAATAATATGGATAAAGTAGTAATCAATTTGTACAAAAAAAGGTTTATACACTGATGAAACATTTAGAAAGTTTGTTAAAGTTAGATGGATTACACCAGAACAATTTAAAGAAACAACTGGTAATGACTACGAACCACAGGTTTAATGCTTGTGGTTTTTAATTTGAATAAGGTGGGTGTTATATGAATAAAGAACCTCGACAAAACGAAATGGAATATATCAACGTCGTTTCCTTGATGACGATGGGTATATTAGCAGTGGTGCGTGGTATGTTTTGGATAATTTCATCAGAAGAAACATCACATGATAGTCCACTATATGAAAGTATGCATGAATTACTTAATCTATCTTTTTGGGGCATTCCATTTTTCGTTGGTGGCGTTTGTATGGTTATTGCAAGTATTGCGTTACCGTATCGACGTGTTAACAATTTATACAGTGTATTCTTGATTATAGGCGGCGTTATGTGTTCTGTGTTTTTCTTTATCATTGCATTAGCAGGTATGGACCAAGCACTTAATTGGTTAACGCCTGTTACATTTTTAATCATGTCAATGGGTAGTGGTGGCTATGCATATGTAGGAGTGTTGTTCTATCGAAAGTAAAGAAGTAAATTTACCAAAAGAATACTATGATGATAGAGATAATATTCATAAACGCATTCGTGAAGTAGATGAAAAACACACGACACAATACAACACATTGCATGTTTTGTTAACAGAAACAAACACTACCATGAAGTCAGTTGCGGAAACTAATAGAGATATAAAAGATGAGTTAGTTATAACTAACAGTCATTTATCTAATCAAGATAAACGAATAAGTAAAGTAGAAAGTGATGTTGAATATTTAGAAGAAGATAATCTGGGATTCAAAAAACACCTAGAGAAAGAACAAGAATTAGCACAACTTAAAGGTAAAGAAAACCGAGATTTTATATTGAAATTACTCACAATCACTATTGGTGGTGGCGGTGCTGCTTGGTTACTCAAACCTTTATTTGAATTAGCTAAAGCAATATTTAATTAAGTCGATACTTCGGTATCGGCTTTTTATTTTGAAATGAGGTGGACAAATGGGATTACCTAGCCCTAAAAAAAGAAAACCTACTGCTAGTGAAGTTGCAGCGTGGGCGAAGTCGGTTATCGGTAAAAGAATAAACATAGATGGTAGATATGGTGCTTAATTAATGGGTTCCATGTAAAAAAATAATGTGAATTGCTGGGACACCCTTAGAGCCTTAATAACTACAACGTAACCGGCAACGGTAAGCGTGAAACGTTCAAAAATATTAAGGATTGGGCAATCAGCAGGTAAGCCTCTATGGTAACAGTAGAGGAAACTTCAACGACTAGGTGCTATCAATTGATAGACAGTGCATTAAATATTCAAAATGAATATTAAGATATAGTCTAGTCTCATGTGAAAGCATGAGGCTCTTTTCATAGAGCAATTTAACGTTATACAAGCGTATTAAGAAATTAATGCAGAGAAAGGCGTTAAATTAAATATCACGCAATGTTGGGATTTACCAAACTATATTTTCGGCAGGTATTGGGGTTTTTGGACAAGTGGTAATGCAATCGCTATGGCATGGTATCGATACCCTAAAGGTTTCAAATTTTATAGAAATACGGCTAGTTTTATACCAAAACCAGGTGATATGGCTGTATGGGGTACTGGCTCATTTAACAATGGTGTAGGTCATACAGCAGTAGTAATCGGACCATCTACAAAAAGATATTTTACAAGCGTTGAATGTAATTGGTTATAGTTGTATAATAGCCTCAAAGAGGTGTGTTATATGGCTAAAAAAATAGATAAAGAAAGCTTAATCGGGAAAACAAAAGGAATATATACATTGATTGAAAATGTCAGTGTTACCCATTCACTTTTTAAGTGTGAAAAATGCGGGAAAATATATAAAATGAATTTTTATTCTTGGTATCGTAGAGGCAGACAGATTTGTAAATGTATGTACAAAGATACTCATCACAAATTATATGGTAGATACGATAAAATGCTTTATCGTTGCTATAATTCTAATTCAGATAATTATCAATATTATGGTGGTAGGGGGATAAAAGTTTGTGAACGTTGGAAAAATAACTTCAAAAATTTTCTAGAAGATATGCAACCTACTTATTTTGAAGGCGCTGAATTAGATAGAATTGATAACGATTCAGACTACTCTCCTAGTAATTGCAGATGGGTAACACATTCACATAATATGCATAACAGAAAAACTTTTCGCAATAAAACTAATTTTCCTGGAATTAAAAAGAACAAAAACGGATATGTTGGCAGAGTTCAAATCAATAAAATCAGTTATGCTACTAGACAATATCCGACTGCCGAAGAAGCTTTCGAAAAATTACAATTATTAAAACAGCGCCTATATTCAGAAATGAATATAAGCAAACCTCTCTAATTCATGGGATCCCCTAACGTAAAGACGAGGGCAATCATGAGCGAAGTCCGAAAGGAAACGTGCAACGACTATCGAAAGCACACTAGACACTCTTTTGAGTGTCTTTTTTTAGTGCAAGCAAGTAGAGTACATTCAAGTGAATGGAAACGAGAGGCAACCTAACAGGTTGATGATATAGTCTAGTCTATATGGAAACATATAGCAGTTCATAAGAGAACGGACAATGATTAACGACCATTGTTGAATATAAACGAGATCAAAATTGGATTGGTGCAAATGGTTGGACAGGCTCACCAGGTGCAAGAATCAAACATAGTTATAACGGAGTAAGCGGCTTTGTACGTCCTCCTTATCACAAAGAATATAAAAAGCCATCTACCAAACCTAAGCCAAGTAAAAACAACCCAGAAAAAGACCCAACGCCTAAAAATACAAAAGAAGATACAAAACCAATTACTAAACAGGTAACAAAAGTAGCTTACACATCATTTTCATCTAGTTTAGATAAAGACCTCGAATATATTTATCATTTTGCCGTGTTTGGCGGGGAACCTATTGGCGATATCAAAGGCATATATATTAAGGAATCTCCTTATTTACGTTCTGTAGAAGAATTATACATGCAACGTAATAAGTATATTAACGATGATGAATATCCACATGTATACATTGACCGTGAACGCGTATGGACACCTAGACATCAGTCTGAAATGGCACCAGAACACCCAGGTTGGCTCGTGTTAGAAGTGTGTGGCGCTCAAACAGAAAGCAAACGTCAATTCATGCTAAATCAAATTAGAGCTATGATATATGGCGTTTGGTTGCTAGGTTTATCTAAAACAAAATTATCCGAATCAACGATAAAAGCAGACCCTAACATTTGGCGTTCTATGAAAGACTTAATTAACTATGATTTAATCAAAAATGGCATACCCGATCAGAGTAAGTATAAAGAAGTCGAAAAGAAAATTATCGGCATGTACTTGAACAAAGATAAGCTACAAAAAGAGGTTATTCATACAGTAACTACCAAAACAACGATTAAAGTTAAACCTAAAACATCTGTTGATAATCCTGCACAAAATACTAAAACAACGTCTAAAAGTGGCAAATCAGTCAAGAAAAAACCAACCACTCCTCAAGTTGTTGTCGAAAAAAGCCGTTACAGTTTCCAAAGTGCATTAAATGCTCAAATGGCAAGAGGTTATCCTCAAAAGAGTAATGGTTATAGTTGGTATTTCCCAAGTCGTTCTGCAGTTAGCAGTGCTATGAATCCTAATACGATATGGAATAGCTCAACTCAAAAATATCAAATGCTTAATTTAGGTAAATATCAAGGTATTCCAGTGAGTAAACTTAATCAGATTCTTAAAGGACGTGGCAGTCTTTCTGGACAAGGTAAAGCAGTTGCTGCAGCATGTAAGAAATACAACATCAATGAAATATACCTTATCTCACATGCGTTCCTAGAGAGTGGCAACGGTACTAGTAACTTTGCCAGTGGACGTTATGGCATATATAACTATTTTGGTATTGGTGCTTATGATAACAACCCAAACAACGCTATTCCCTTTGCTAGAAAAAGAGGATGGACAACACCAGCTAAGGGTATTATGGGAGGCGCTAAATTCGTAAGGCAAGACTTCATCAATAAAGGTCAGAATACGTTATATCGAATGCGTTGGAACCCTAAACACCCTGCTACACATCAATACGCAACTGATATTAATTGGTGTCGACATCAAGCGTCTAACATTGCATATTACTACAAAAAAATCGGTCTCAAAGGTATGTATTACATTCGAGATAAATACAAATAAGAGGTGCATATATGATTAACAAACACACAGATATTGAAACAAACATCTCTTCTACCAATATAGATATCGGCGACATTGGTTGCCGATTTTATACTGAAGATGAAAACACTGCGTTTATCCGTATCAACATTAAATACGACGGTCAACCAGTAGATTTAACTGATAACGAGGAGATGAAACCAAAACTTGATTTGTTCATGCAAGACGGTTCAATTTTTATAGACGAACCATTAGAGGTACTTATTCCAGAAAGTGGCTCATTGCAATACAACATACCAAATAAAGTCATTAAACACGCTGGCAAAGTGAATTGTAAGTTATTCCTAGATAATGGCACGAAGTCAATCCATGTTGCCAATTTCTCTTTTACTATCGTTGATAGTGGTGTAGAGAAAGCCGTAGCTAAAGAAGTAAGTGTTGATTTAGTTAAAGATACAGTGAAACGTATCATTTCAGAAGATTTAACTGAAGTGTTAGATAACGGTTTTAAAGAGAAGTTAACTGATGACATAAAAGACTACGTATCTACAAATAAAGATGAATTCAAGGGAGAAAAGGGCGATGTTGGACCGCAAGGAGATATTGGTTTGACTGGTCCTCAAGGTATTCAAGGTCCGAAAGGAGATACTGGTAATGTTAATATTGCTGATTCCGGTTGGATACCTATCTCTTTAATTAATGGGGCTTTCAATGGTACGGAATCTACTGATGTTAACGCTATGTATAAGGTGGTTAAAATAAACAATTTAACTACAGTTTATATTCAAGGTAACATCAATGTTAAATCTAGTAATATCATAGGCAATTTACCAAAAGAGATTGCACCGAAAACGAAATTATGGTTTTCAAATTTGTTGATCAACACTGATGGAACATTATCTTCAGTAAATCAAATGACGTTTTTAAATTTCTTCGGCTCATGGACAGTATAGGAGGTCTCACATGTTAACAAACGTATTAAATATAAATGATTCAAACGACGGTAACCGTATCAAGCAGGGAGACACATCAATTATGCGTTATAAATTAATAGACGCAAGCAGTGACGATTTACAAATTAATGGCAAACCTGCAAAAATCTTTCTACATCGAAACGACAAGGTTGAATATGTATATCAAACGGAAGTAAAAGAAAATTCAGTTGATGTAGTGATTAACGACGTTATCCCTGCAGGTATCTACACAATTGAAATTTGGGTTGATAGTAAATATTCATTTCCTAGTGATAATAAATCAAAAATTGAGGTTGTCGAAAGCGTTGTAGGAAAAGGAATTGAGGATATTAATAATCGGAACATTTGGGAGGAAGTTCTCAAATTTGGAATTGAAAAAGGTTTGATTAAACAAGACGGTGGCTCAGACTTTGTTATAGGTACTCAACCACCAGTTGATAAAAATAAAATTTGGATTGATACAGGAGTGAATGACTAATGGCAGAAGTTAAAAATGGTGTATTGAAGTATTATGATGAAGAAACTGGTAACTGGATTACATTAAAAACTAATCCTATTGCACAAGAAGTCGTGCGAATTATGAAAGAAGATTGGTTAGCGTACAAAGGACAATTGGATTGTTGGTTGTTGAAGTATACTACCGAAGATGACCCAAATTTACCAGAACCTATCTATGTAGCTATCTTTGTGGATAGTGATTCAGTTAAAAACTATAACAAAGAAACGCTTGAATGGAACTTCAAAGACTATATTGATGCGTTGTCTAACAAAAAGAATTTCAAATTAAATGACTTCGTTAAATACTGCGAAGATTCTTTAATCGATTTACCTCAACAATTTAAGTTAAATGTTGATTTGGAGTTAGAAAGTAATCAACTCAATTATAAAGAATTGAATAGTATCACTAATAGTGTTGATGTTGTAAGTGTGTTGGCAAACGATGAACAAGGTACACTTACTGCTAACTTCATCTACAACGGTCATTCAGTACCCGAAAAACAATACACATTCAAAGCTAACCTTTAAGGTTGGCTTTTTATTTTACTCAAAAGGAGCAAATCAAATGGACACAGGAACAATTGTAAGAACAATTTTATTAATACTAGCATGGGTTAATCAAGTATTAGCTTTAAACCATATTTCACCAATTCCAGTTGATGAAGTAACAATCAGCACATTAATTACTGGTGTTGTATCTCTTTGGACGTGGTGGAAAAATAACAACTTCACTCATCATGCACAAAAAGGTCAAAAAGTAATCAAACAATCTAAAGCAGGCACTTACACAACAGGTGGTGCCCCTCAAATGAATGGAGATGAATTCTAATGACATCAATTAGAACATATAAGCAAGCGATTAGTTACTTAAAATCTATGGAGGGACATGCGTATAATCCCGATAACGCATATGGTGTTCAGTGTTTTGATTTAGCTAATCAATATTGGCTTTATTTATTCAATCACGGATTAAAAGGTGTGGGTGCCGCAGACATACCAACATGGAACAACTTTACTAACGAGGCAACTGTATATGAAAATACACAATCGTTCCAAGCGTTACCTGGAGATGTTGTGATATTCAATCGTAATTATGGTGAGGGTTATGGTCATGTAGGTATCGTATTAAGAGCTACTTTAAATTCAATTACAATACTTGAGCAAAACTGGTTGGGTGGTGCTTATTGGACACCTCCAGAAGTGACAACACGTCGTACACATGGATATGATTTCCCAATGTGGTTTATCCGTCCGTTCTACGCTAAATCAACTAAACTTAACGCAGTTAAAAGTAAGGCTAAACCAGTTAAGAAAGCTAAAGCTAATAAAGGTAAAAAGATTATGCTTGTTGCAGGTCATGGTAAAGGTGCTTATTCAAATGATCCAGGTGCAGTTGCGAATGGATACAATGAACGTGACTTTAATCGTAAAAATATCATTCCTAGAGTTAAAAAGTACCTTGAAAGTGTGGGACATACCGTTGTCTTATATGGTGGTAAAACGATGAATCAAGATTTATATCAAGATACACGCTATGGACAACAAGTAGGAAACTACTCAGATTATGGATTGTATTGGGTTAAAAAGAATGTAAAACCTGATATCATTGTAGAGTTTCATTTAGATGCAGCAAGCCCACAAGCAAGTGGCGGGCATGTAATTATTAGTGATAAATACCCAGCCGATGATATAGACAAAGCCTTATCTAGTGTATTAGGTAAAACGGTTGGTAAAATCAGAGGCGTTACACCTAGAAACGATTTGTTAAACGCTAATGTAACAGGTCAATTAAATTTAAACTATAGATTAATAGAACTCGGTTTCATTACGAGCAAAAAAGATATGGACTATATCACTAATCATTTAGATAGTTTCACTAAACGAATTGCAGAGGCAATTAATGGTAGACAAATCGGCGCTAAAGCTAGTAAACCTAAAGAGAAACAGACTGTATGGAATTGGAAAGGTAAGTTTACTGCAGATAGAACAATCAAAGTAAGAAAATCACCAGGATTAAATGGCACGGAAGTTGAACCTAGCTCATGGTTAAAAAAAGGTAATTACGTTCCATTTGACCAAGTCATCAAAAAGGATGGCCATTGGTGGGTTCGTTTCAAATATGTGCAACCCGGTTCAAGCGACAAAGATTTCTATTGTGCAGTTTGTAAAATCACTGATAAAGAACAGAAGATAAAAAATGAGAAATATTGGGGTTCCATAGACTGGAAATAATATGTTAATATAAATATATAGTTCTCATTAATATAATCACAAAGAACTTAAAAGTAATTTAACACATTTCCTTTAAATTCAGGGTAGTCCTAGCGACTGCCCTATTTTTTTGTGCTATATTATATATGTATACAACGAATAAAAGGATAGGGGAATTCATAAGATGTTTAATGAAAAATTAATAAGGTTTATGAAAGAAAAAATAATACAAGGCGACAACCAAATGAATGTAAATGTTTCAGAATTACAGGAATTAAAAAAATTAAAAGTGGATAACTATTTACTTAAATATGAAATTACTAATGAATATCAAAATAATACTTTTGATGTAGTGTTCTTTGTTACTGATAAATTTAATGAATTGTAA